TTACCCTCAATTTGAATTCCAAATTTATCTCGAGCTTCTTTCACAATCATTTCATACCCGGCCGATTTTCCTTTTTTGTACTCATCATCCGAAAGGTTTTTTTTGAATGACTCAAATTGATCTGTTTTGTAAACTACAAGATCATCAGTTTTTATTTCGATTTCACCTGATTCAATTCCCTTTGTCAGATCATCGTTTTCCATTTCGACCACTACCCCGCCGATGTTTAATTTTACTGCCATAATTTTAGATTGATTGGTTTTCGTTAATCAAATTTTGAAGGTCTTCTGTTTTGATGGTTTTTGCAGGACTTAAACCGATTGATTTTGCTTCAAGAAAAAGAGCCGCCCGAATGGCTTTTTCTTCATCTTTTGCAGTCGATTTACTAAGCAGTGAATCACGTTCTTTTGTGGCTGTTTCGTCAATAACGTACATTTGTCCACGGGTTGCCCATGTTTCGTTAAATTTCACAATGTAATCAGAATCAACTTTTGCATTTGTTCTCATTACTTGAGCGATCATATTTTTATCAAAACGATCACCATTTTGACCCAATCGCACCAATTTTGCAACAACAATTTTACTCATATTATTTTTTTTAAATGATTAAACAGTTTCAAACCCAATAGGTTGAGTTGTAACTGGATTTGAAGTCTTTATTTTTGCAATCTTTTCTTCCATCCAAGCGTCACGCAATGCAATCAATTGATCTTTTGTTTTCAATTTATCAGCCTCGGTTAATCCTTCAAACCAATCAATAAAAAGACCTTTCTTCATTGCCTCTGTTTTTCCAAAAATTAGATCAACAGTTTCGAAATCTAAGTGAACGTAAAAAGAAAGTTCTTTCTTCAATAATTCTAATCTTAAAGCTTCTGGATTGTTTTTGAACTTTGATGTCAAATATTCGACTAATTTAATATCGAGAATACAACTGTCATCTTTTGCCCCTTTACTTTTTTGATAGTCTGCCAATAAAAAATCTGGAGGCTGAATAATATAGTTACGGCCATAAGAGATATTACAGACATTTTTGTCTTTTGCTTTTGTCGGGAAAAGAAAGTTAGCATAGCAATTAACAAAGAACGCTTCTATGCTTTCGGCCATTTTAGACCATTGATGTAGTTTTGAAATCATTGGTTGAACGTTCAAAATTAAACCCATTGCGGTCTGATCTTTTACCTCGTTTTCTCTTGTACCCCAAAGCGACTCAAAACAAACATTGAACAATCTTTTCTCTTCGCCTGAATATTGATTCCATGTTTCGACATCCATTTTAATAAACCCCGCAAAGTTTGAAGGAATTTGATTATTTGAATTTTCGCTATTAATATCAATGGGTAAAATAATTTGATCCGTAATGTCTGGAGATTCTAAAAACCCAGAACCGTTACAATCGGTGCATTTTTTGTTTTCGTTCTTCTTAGTTCCCTTACATGTGGGGCAAATAAGAGCGGGGCGATAAGGTACAGGAAAACCATTTAAAAACTTATGCAGTGTCAAAATAGACCTATCCCTTAATATTTCTTTTTCAATTTCAACAACCGTGTCAAGTGGGGAAAATCTTATCTCTTCTCCTAACCTTTGTTTTTCAGAAATTACAACAGCCGGAACAAACCCAAAAGGATGATTGAATGAATGATATTTTTCATTCACATCGGTTATCTCTGTGAACATCTCGCCGTCTTGTTTAATTACCCAGTCTTTAGAATCATCAACAAAACGCCAAATTAAATGAGACCCTTGTTTTGGTTTTTTAGGCTCAAACAAAACCCATTTAACATTTATTCCACTCGCCTTATAGTTGCGAATATGGCAAATAGACTTGTATGTTGGATAGGCTTTCGTATCATTGTATTCTAAAAAGATCAATCCGTTTGGATCAACAGCATAAAGATCTTTCACCCAATTAATCTCTAAAAACCTTTCCATCGAAAGACCGTTTCTCACATTTGAAATAGCGGTTATCAATGTCTTTTTTTGATCGTCTGTCAAGTTTGGAAAATCTTTTTGCCCCCCTGTTGCTGAAAAAACATTTGATGAAGGTTCTAAAAGTTTTGAATTGATATCTTTTATTGATCTGGAGTATTTGCGCCTTGATTCAGATTTTTTAACGCTTTCAATATGCTCAATCCTAAGAATTAAATCTTTAAATTCGTCACCATAAACAAGTGCCTTTAAGTCCTTATGTTCTTCTCTTGCTTTTTCAACCCAATCTGGGATCTTGTGATTAGCCTTAATTAAGACTACAATATCTTCTAATGTTTTGAACTCCATGCTATTTATTTTTTCCAAAAGTACAAAATAATTAAGAATAAATAATCGGTATTGAAACTTTTTTAAATCGACTATCCCACTGACTGTATTCATTTCTAAATGCCTGATAAATAAAATCCTTTAGGCAGTCCGTGAGATGCCCATTTGGTTCATAACTTACCTTAGTTTTTGGATCAATTATTCTTTTCTTTAACATACCACCATCTTTATCCGCTTTCGTTTCGATGTAGTCTGAAATTGACTTTTTACAATTTTCTCCAATCTCAATTGATATGTTTTTTATTTCGTCGGCAAAAATAGCGTTAACAAAATCAGCAATTGAAGCAACCGGAGGCGCATGATTGTCCATTTTATCAAATGTTGAAAAGCCATGAGAAACAATTGCATCATTCAGGATATTAAAGAATGATCGTTTATCGTTGTCAATATTGTTTCTGCTCTTTGTTGATCGGTCACCATATAAATAAACTGGCTGGGTATATCCAATTGTTTTTAAATATTTGCCTATTTTTTGCCCGGCTCTCATTGCTGAATTGTCTGGATCAATTGCCGGTATTTCGTCAATTTGTCTGACCACCCATCGACTTTCATCCTTGATTAATTGGAAAACTGAAATAGCGATATAAGGGTAAACATTTGAATCTATTGAAATATGAATGGTTTTTTCAGGCTCAAACTTAATGGGCTTAACATGTTTTGATAATTCAAAAGACCGCAAAAATTCGCCGCCTGTTTTTAGTTGAATGTCCCAATTACCCTCAACAAATACCATGTATTCAAATTTAGGTAGGTTTTTCAGGTTATCAATATAGGCTTGTGGTAAGTTTAAGTTCCCATTTTTATCAACATTGTCGGTAATTTTTGCAGGAATATAAGACCAGGTTTCGGGTAGTGTTCCGTTTTTCCAACGATCATAGACTAATTCCTTAACCCAGCCAAACGTTGGATTGCACGTTCCTAAAATAATAGGCTTAGGTTGGTGTTTGCCGTCTTTTATAATCCAAGACCCAGCCCGCTCAAAAGCTTTGAAAAGTGTTTTTTGTTGGCATTCGTTTATTTCTTCAAACAAAAAACCATTAACCTCAAGACCCTTCATCCAATCCAATTCTTTGTCTGCTGCATAGTTTTCAGATTTGAAAAGAATTACTGATCCGTTAGGGTGTTGATATTCGTATGGCGACTGTCGAAGTTTCCCTGATGGTGTCAATTTTAAGAATGATGGAATAGTTGTAGTTCTGATTTTTTCCATGTCTTCACGAATTACACACCATCGACTATTGGCAAAAATCTCACACATGATTAATAGAGCCGAAAGCCCCCATACTGTTTTACCTCCTCGAATAGCACCCCCATACAGAAGAAAATCGAACTTTTCAGATTCGATCATGTTCATTGCTTCTGTTTGTTTTGGTGTCAATTCAATCATTTAATATCATTTTGATTTTTTGCTCTGCAAGCGGTTTTCATTTTTGTAAGCAAAACTATTAATTTACTTACAAATCGATAGTTTATATTTCAATTTCCTTATCTCCCCACTTAATTATAGTTTTTGGGATTAAGTCTTTACCGTCTTTTCCTGTCAACTCTCTTTTTTCGGCTGCATTATACCCCATCATCTTATTAATTTCCTGAATAGCGGCCTGTTTGCTGTACAATGAAATCTTGACATATTCAACTTCTTTTGTCGATTCATCGTAATTCATTGTAACCGTTTTTGTTTCAATTGTCTCAATTGCGGCCTTTTGATCGTCGGTCAATGAGTCAAACTCTTTCCTTTCAATCCAAGTATTATGAAGATGGGCTATTGATGAATAAGCAATTTTAGCAAGCTCTTTTAAGTTTCGAAGCTTTGAAATTCCGCTTTCTTCTTCGAGGTTATTCTTTATGTAGTTGATATATTGCTTTATATGTAGTTTCATCAAGTTTTGGTGAGCTATTTCGTATATTGACTTTTCACTATAACCTGCTTGTTTAGCGGCTCTTGCACCATTCCAATCAACAATATACTCATGGCAAAAGATCCTCTCCTTATTTGTGAGTTTCTTTTTTAGCTCTTCAAACGTATATTGCTTTTCTTCTGCCATTACTTTTTAATTTCAATCGACCACCCATCATTCTCATTGACTCCATTCTGCCAACTAAA